TGTGCCGGAGTAAGTACGTACTAACACAAAGTCGCCCTCTTTACACCATGCTCCGTTGGGAAACTTGGCGGTGTCGTTGTACGCATCGGGGCCAACTTTCAAAACAAACAACACAGTGGTGGCGTGTTCTTCTTGGCGCATAAACTCAACTGGTTTATACAGGCTTGATCCTGCAATCTTTTCGTCAACATCTGGCACAGCGCAAAGAATCTTCCAACCTGTGGGGATAGGAAGTTGCGTGGCTTTCTGCTCATCGCTAGAGTCAGGTTCAGGTGCATCCAAAGCTTGGATGGGTTCAGGCAGTGCAAAAGCACCGGGGGATAGATCAACATCACTCATTTGATTCTTCAACTTTCTGCGCAAGGTCGATTAAATAACGCTCTGCGAGGGCTAGACCCTGAATAATCCCGCAGAGTTTTTGGTACTCTTCAAAAGTACGGCACGAACCACCAGCCAAGTCATCGGCATAGTTGTTCATGTCAGTGCGTATTTTTTCACGTAAAACGCGTACGAAGTCTTGTATCATTTTCTAGAACCTTGGTTCCTACTATTTGAGAGCGCAGCAGTTCGCGCTTGTAAATCCATTTGGGCTTTACTCTTTGCGATGTCGGAACCAATTTGGATACCGGCACGTTCTTGTTCAAACTGTTGTTTGGCTTTGCTTTCGTTAATTTGCGCACCTGTGCGTAAAGCCTCCAACTCCAGTTTTCCTTTGACTTCTTGCTCTTTCAAATCTTGGGCATCGGATTTGGCCGCAGCGTCCATCATCATTTTCTGTTTCTTCAGTTCCAACTCTTGTTGCTTGAGCTGGAGTTCCTGCATCTGCAACTGCAAGACGGGATCTTGCATCTGTTGCTGCGCCTGCATCTGTGCGGCTTGCGCTTGGTTCTGCATCAATACTTGGTTAGCCGCTTGAGCCATCATGCCCGACAAAGCAATCTCAATCTGCGGTGGCAACTTCTCGTCTTCGGGAGGCAGGGGCATACCCAATTGTTGCTCAATCTGCTGGCGCATCTTGTAGCCAACGTGCTCTGCAATGTGCGCAGTAATAGCCCCCATGATCTTGGGAGCCTGTGGGTTTTGACCAATGAACTGTTGAATCATCGGGTCTTGCATCATCATCATGTGCACTTGTATATGCGACTGATGGTCTTGGTGCAGGAACGCTTTAAGTGGCGTGCCTTTGAGCGCGTTCTGATTCTCTTGCACAGGATCAATCGGCTTCATGTCTTCTTCAACTGGCACGAGCTTTTCAGCGTTCTTGATACCCAACACGTTCAACATACCGCGATGCAGTTCTGGCAAGTTGTAGATGTCCGGAGCCATCTGCGCCATCTGAATAACAGCTTGGTACTGGATAACGCGCTGAGACATAGTCGCAGCGTTGGGGTCTGACACGGGGATAACGTCCACCAAGTCATAGTCTTTCTTCTTGGCCTTACGCGTGCCGTACTCAGGTGTGTATGTGTAGTCCGCGTCTGTGTAATCGCGGATGATGTTCTTCAAGAGTTTGAATTCTTGCTTGAGCGCAAAGTGCACACGAGCCTGAACAGCCGTCATTACTTTAAGTTGACGCTCTAACAAAGCCAGCGTCGTACCCACTGGCGCGTTAGCGCTCATGTCAGACACCTTCATGTCAGCAGTCGCGGCAAAACGGCGGCCTTCATCAACGATGGTCTGCATCAAGTTAAACAACGTCTGGCTTGGCTCTTTGTATGGCAGCGGCAAGATGTTGTCACGGATCGTGCCCGAACCAACGTCTACGTCACGAAACTCTCCGGGTGCAATTGGGGTGTCGTCACCTTTGATTCGCAAGCCACGGGTTTTAAGTCCACCGGGAAGGTTAGACAAGGTACCTGCATCCACCAGTTGGCGCATGAGAGACGTGGCTGACTTTGCAAAACCACCAATAAGGTGAAAGAGTCCGAAGCCGTAAGCTCCAAAGCCGGGGATGTATTGGTAATGCACAAAGTGCTGACGCTTAAGGCGAAGGTCATCTTCTTCCTTCCAGTTGCGGCGGATTGACAGGATGTCGTTAGAGCCTTTAATCAACGTAACAACGTACGGCAACATGATGCCGGTTTCTTCGTCTGCGTCATCTTTGTCTTCGTAACCTTCAAGGTTCAAATCAACATGGCACTCATACAGGGTGTAGCGGTCGTCGTTCAAGTCACTAAAGCCGGTCTCTTTGTCCTTGGCTTTTTGAATGTCCGTCAGATCTTTGGGTGAGTCAGGCAAGTCAATATCAAGGTAAAAGCCAACTTGCTGAAGTTTAATAATCTCGTTCTTGGTCTTGCGCATAACGTGCGTGATACGGTAGCAAGTATCCAAGTCCGTTGTGCCGTACGGCAGATACATATCTTCCGCAGGAATGAACATTGACACTTGACGTCCCAAATTGGGATCATAGTAGACCTTTTTAAACGCTGAGCCTGTGGCTGGCAGTGACCAGAGCATGCGCTCGTGTTCAGCGCGGTACTCCGTCATGACCTCCGTCAACTCGTAGTTCATGTCGTCTTCAACGTTAGACGCAACTTCTTTCATCTCAGGCGTTTCTTTGCCAATGAGTTTGCTACGCACAGGGCCAGAAGCTGGGAACGTCTCGGTGATTGTCTCAGCTTGAAAGCGCACAACAGCCTCGGTAATCATGGGGTGAAACACACCGCATGCGCCGTTCCAAGGTTCAGTGCGCTCCTCAATCTGTAAGCCCAACAGCTTCAGACCATCAACGTAGGTCTTCTCCCAATCCTTGCGGCCATTCTTATCGTTGTCAATGTCAGACACCAAGTCCCCAGCCAGCGACTGCAAGGCACCGTCTTTTATGTACTCGGCCAAGTTATCATCAAAGCCTTCTTCATCGTCGCCCTCTCCGGGCTTGATGGTGATCTCCATCCCGTCCATGCCAATGGTGACTTCTTCGGGATCCACAATCTCAATCTCAAGAGGAGATTCCTGTTCGCCCAGCGCATCAATGCCCATTGGTTGTTGGTACAGCGCTTTGTCAATGTTCGTTGCCATGTGTGTTCCTAGTAGTATTCGTGTTTCCTGCGGCGAAAGATCTCGAGGTCATCTTTCTCATCCGTGTCTAAAGCAATAAAGCCGCCTTGCCTAAAACGTAGCAACGCCTGTGTTGTCGTGTCCACGTAGTCGTCGTGCTCCCCAACTGGGAACGCGGCCATCTCTTCAATTACTTCCCGTGCCCAGCGTGTGTCGGGTGCCCAGACTTTACCACTGCTGAATAAATCCGCAACCGCGTTCACTCGCACCATCTTGTCGTTTCCGCGTGATGGACTGAACTCTTGGACTGGGATTCCCAACGCCCTAAGTTCCTGAATCAACGGCCCCCCAGATGCCTTTTTCTCCACAATGAACGCATCAGGTTCCCACTCTTTGTACTGCTTAAGCGCCACCACCTTAAGCTCAGGGAAAGCCATACGATCTTTAAACGCATCCAGTAGGATAAGCTGGGGGGAGTCATTTTCTTCCTCGTTGTAGAAGATGCCCCACGTTGTACACGCAGAGTAGTCGGATGTATTCTTGGTTTCAAACGCCGTATCCCAAGACTGAATGATGTATTCACACCTTGGTGGGTCATCTGGTTCCCAAACACGCCACATCTTACGGCTGACGATGGCGGAGTTCTCAGATGTGGGCTGCTGCATGTACTGCGCGTTCCAATACCGTGGGTCAATCGACGCTTTTGTAGCTTTTAAGCTATCAAGTGGCCACTGCTCGGGCCAAAGCGACTTCTCGTTGTCCTCGTCCTCGTTCAAAATGGCCGGAAGCTCCACAATCTCCCACGGAATCGAGTCAGGATTCTTCGCTTGGTAGTCAATTAAGCGTCCAGTCAGGTCTAACAGCGACCAACGCGTCATCACAATGATGATCGCACCGCCCGGCATCAGACGTTGGAGCGGGCCAGTCTGAAACCAAGACCAAGCTGTATCAAAAGCCAGCCTTGAATTGATCTTTACGTCTTGTTCAGAATGAGGATCGTCAATAACAAACAAATCGGCACCACGACCGGCAAGTGCTCCTCCGACACCAGCAGCATAGTACTGACCACCAGCACTAGTAGACCATTTCCCAGCAGCTTTTTGGTCATCTGCCACAAGAGTTTGAGGAAAGACATCACGGTACTCCTCCGAATCAATCAAGTTACGTACGCGCCGACCAAAATCTTCAGACAGACCCGCAGTGTGCGTGCCCATGATGATCTTCTTGTTGGGATACTTGCCCAAAAAATACGCAGGGAACAGATAGGACGAGAACTCAGACTTACCCATACGAGGCGCGATGTTGATAATCACACGCTTCTTCTTGCCCTCAACCACGTCCGTAAAGATCTTAGCTAGTTTCCTGTGGTGCGGGCCAATCTTAAACCCGGGATACACCGAAGTGGCAAACCCGAGCATGTTTGTTTTAGCTGCCGTAAGGCTGGCGCGACGTTCGCGGACTTCTATATCCCCAAGGAGTTCAATCTTGTCGCTCAGTGACATGTACGGCAGCGCTTTCTGGATCGCCTCAAGCTCCACCCGACTTATGGAAGTGAACTGCTCAAAGTCCATCTGACCCATCACTCTTCTCCACTGGACTTTCCTCTGGGTGCTCGGAAACGTCCACCACGTCTATCACTCCCATGAACTTGGCCAACTTATCCTTGATGCGCTGCTCAACTTCAGCATCCGACATCTCAGTCTTCTTGACCTCAATCTGTTCCGTAAACAGCCCGACTTCTGTGACCTTGCCTAGCGCGATCAAAGCTTTCAGGCGGACGTTGGCGTTGGGGGACTTTGTCTCTTCAACCAGTTTAGCTACCGTGTAGCCCCTGATCTCCTGCGCCATATCTATAAACTGCCAGTCGTATGCAGCCAACATACCTGTTAGATGTCTTACAGCCGCTGGGGATTTTAATTCTGCGAGGCTAGTTTTTTGTTCCGTGGTGGTGGCGTTGGTAGTCACGGCGTTGAACGCTTTTCGCGCAGCCTGTGTCTGTTGTTGGTTAGCAACTACTTCGTCGTCATCCACACCCAACTCAGCTAACCACTGCTCTGTGGCAACTTGCGCCGACAGAGTATCACTGGGCGTCGCATCGTCCAGTTTTATCAAACCATCCCGAGAGGTGACCTCAGGTTCAAAATGCACCAAGTGATCTAACATGCGTAGGAATCCTTTTCAGTTGCTTCCTCGTTGGCGGAAGTGTACACTCCTTTTCGGTGATGGCGCAAGCGTGATATGGCCTTCGGCCAAACTCACTTTGTTCATTTGCTTCTCCTTGATGGTTCAGTTGCCATCTTTGCCCCACTAGTTGACGCTGGTGGGGCTTTTTTTTGCCTCGAGGTTTTTTCAATTTTTATAAAATTTTACGGGGGTG